AATTGTTCCATCTGCAATCATTGTGCTTGTAACAGTTCCAGTATCTCCAATAGTTACAAAGTTAGAGTCTGAAAGTGCAGCATTAAATTCTGCAGTAGTTCCAGTTACTGTGTTTGTTGCTAGCGATATTGACTTGTTTGAAAATGTGTTTGTTGAAGATGCACTAACTGTAATATCTGAAGTAAGTGCTACTGTACCAGTTGCATCTGGAAGTGTAATTGTACGATCTGCTGTAGGGTCTACGACTGTAATCGTAGTTTCAAAAGCATCCGCAGTTGCACCCTCAAAAGTAATTTCTGTTTGGAAAACACCGACGGCTGCTGGATCTGCCCACTGAACTCCATATGTAGCACCTGATGCTGCTGTAAGAACTTGACCATTTGTGCCAACGCCTAAACGAGCTACTGCATCATCTGCACTACCTACAATTAAGTCACCCTTGGCGTCAACGACGCCTGCCGTTACTACATTTTTTCCGTTTACGGTAGCTGTTGATCCTTCAACAACTAATCCATTTTTAACTCTAAAATTCTTATCCACTGTTGCCATTTGTTGCTCCTTTTACTGCTATATTTTTAATGCCGTTCTGTAATACCTTGCTGTTACTGCAGTAGAAACTGGAGTTACACATAAACCTATTATACCGCTATTCTTTTCAAATGTAACTGTAGCCAAAGAATCATTTGTGTTTGATATGATATTGGATTCTGAAATGTTTATGTCGGAACCTGCTTGCAATACTGAGATGTCTGAAGAATAGTAATATGGTCCTCTTGAAATCTGTAGAACATATTTAACTGTTCTGTAAACTGTAGAATCAAATGAGTCTACCGTTGTTTTGTTTTCAATTCCTGCTATAGTTAGATTGTTATTGCCTTCTAGTCCAAATATGGTTTCCGTAGCAGTAGTCAAATCTCCTATGTTGGAAACTTGTCCTTCTAGAGTTGATATTTTGTAATCTAAAGAGTTAATGTTGGCAGAGCCGTTAACTCCTATCTTTACTTGCAGAGCTTCTATAGCATCATTAGCATTAGAATGCTGTTGAGCATGACCAGTTAACTCATCCGTAGAATTAGGATTAGTTAAGTTATCAAGGCTTGTTGGAAAATTTGTTGTCATTTTTACCTCTAAGGTACTGCTTGCTTACATCTCTAATTATACTGTATTATTTTTATAATGTTCCGCCATCAAACAAATCTAAGTCTTGCGATAAAGGATTTGTTAGGGTATCTGATGGAACTCCTCCATCCATTCCTATGATAATTGGAAGTGGAGTAGATGGTGTATTATTTGTTGAATTAATGTCTTGGAATGTTACTGGATTTTCTATATCAATACTATGGACATTCCCATCATAAGTATGAGTGTGCATATAAAATGGAGTTGGATCTGTATTAGATGATATTGTTACCCAGGTAGTTCCGTTATGAATTTTTAAGGCTTTATCTGTTGTATTAAAAAACACATCGCCTAACAACCCCGAAGGGTCGGTAGCAAGTGTAGTTAAGTTAAGTAAAGACTTAAATTTTCTTGACATTTTATCCTACAATAACAACTCTATATTCACCAGAAGACGGAGCTACGGCAAATTTAATTGTAACTACTGAATCTGATGTGTGTTGAACATCTGCTTCTATTTGATTGTAGTCTGCGTTAGTTTCAAACACCTGTACTGTAACATCTTTGGTTGCTAGATTGTGGGTTACTGTATAAGTTGTAGCTGTTCCGTCACCAATTGTTGTTGCGTATTTTCTAGCAATATTATGGTAACTTCCACCAACTTGACCAATCTGCCAAACATCAGATGTCTCATTCCAAAGAATTTCAGCATCAGCTGAAGTGCCACGCTCTACAAGAATGCCAGCATCAGCTGTTGGAGCTCCTGTTGCATTGCTATTTAGCTTAACCTTATTGTCTTCAATATTAATTTGTGTTGTATTTACAGAGTTTACTGTTCCTATTACATTAAGGTTTCCACCTACCTGTAAATTACCAGTAATTTCAACATTGTCTGGGAGGCCAATTGTAACTGCTGAATTTTCTGAGCCAGAACCTGAAACTTCAATTTCATTTGCTGTGCCAGCAATTGTTGCAACATAATTACCAGTTGTATCTGTACCAAGAGCTACTGAGTTTGGCTGAATTGTAGTTGATATTGTTACATCGCCTAAATTGGTCATTGTTGCAGATCCGCTTACATCTCCTGAAAGTGTAATTACTGGATCTTTATTAAGAGATACGGCTCCTGCTGTAACTGTAAAATCTGTTGCGTTAAATGAGGCAACACCCTTATTGCTAGATGTTGCATCTTCTGCAGATACAGTAATTGTATTATTTGTTACTGCTACATCAATTCCTTCTCCGCCAGATACTGTAAGTGTATCTGTAAGTAGATCAACTGTGTCTGTTCCTGTATCTCCAGCAATTGAAAGATTTGTTGCTACGCTTACGGTTCCTGCAGCAGTTAAACGACCTTGAGCGTCTACTGTAAATGTAGGAATTGCTGTTGTTGAACCATACGAGCCTGCTGTTACGGCAGTATCGTTTAATCTTATAGTGTGACTTCCAGATGGATCATTATATGTTGCTGTTAATCCAGTTCCTGCTACTACTGTTGAACCAATAACGTCTTGAATAACTTCTGTAGATCCAGATGCTGGAGTCCACTCTGTTCCGTTATAGAAAAACAGAACATTTGAAACATTGTTATAGTAAAGTTGACCAGTGACTGGACTTGATGGTGCTGAAGCTAAATTTTGAATTCTTGCATTTAGCAACTCATTTTTATTAAGGTCTAAACTGACCGCATACTTTCTTGCCATTTTTTCTTCTCCTTTTTAAGACAGATGTGCTGTCCCTGAAAATGGTTGAGCCATTGTCAGTGTAATTTGATTTGTGTTATTATAATCTATACCAGTTTCTAGTATATCTCCTGCGCTTGTTTTTACTGTTACGTTAGGGTAAAAACCAAGGTTATGCAATATTACAACACTATATACAATTGGTGCAATATCTGTCTTAGTTATTTGTGCTAGTTCCCAAGAATACCTAAATGCGTAATCTGCTCCTGCTGCCGATAATCCTATAATTGTAGCGCCTGTCCAATTTAAATCATTAAGTTTTGGACCGTAGAATTCATGAGTTGTGTTATTAACATAAAAATCTCCAGTAAGGCCAAGGTTACTTGACGGAACACCAGATCCGTTTAAAATGGTTTTACCTCTTGGTCCTTGTGGACCAGGAGATGAAACTGTTACTTCATTTAATGTTTGTCTAACTACTACGGATTCAGCCATTATATAGTTACCGATCTACTGAGAGTCATAAAACCCTCTAGGAGTTTTATTTTGTTCCCGTTAGAATCGATAACCATAATGTCATATGAAGATTTTGGATAAAAGAGTTTGTTTGTTTGAGTTGGAGTAAGAGTTACAGTTAATTTTCCAAGTGGTCCATTTATTACAATACCCCCGCTTGGAGATGTTAAAGTTACTGCTAACTTACTTCCACCTTTTGTATCACGTATCTGCATTTTTGCGGATGCGCCAGTAAGATCAATTGCGTTGTTACTTGAATCTTTATATTCTGCTATAAAGGTAAAAGTTGCGTTTTGATCTACTTCAAAGTTCTTTTGTCCTGCCATTTGCCATAGTCTCCTAAATAGGAATACTCCTGTACTAATTTTAGCACAGGAGTATTTCTAATCTAAGACAGGATTTATTTCTTCTTAAAACCAAATTCTTGGTTTGAAGGGCTAAGAGCTTTTAAGATAACTGGAGCAACAGCTGCTACTCCACCCAGTAAAAGGTCTCTTGGATTCGTATTCCCAGTCATGTATAGAGCAATTGCTGCAGAAAGAAATGCACGAGCATAAGTTCCTAGAGCTGCTAAGATTTGTTCTGTCATTGTTACCTTACCATCCTTGTTTAAATCGGCTTTTTCAAATTTAGCCATTTTAATCATCTCCTCTTGGGCGGGTGCCCAGGAATTTTGGGAATCTCCCAATACTATATTCTACCACTAACCAGATATATCTACAATCTCACAATTGCCATCTGAGCTACACGCTAAAGTTTGAGTTCCAGAAGTTCCATCCTCTGTTTCGTAAAAAGACAAATCTTCCCAACGAATAGTCTTTGGCATACGAGATAACAAATCGTTATACTCCTGTTCTGTAGTTTCTTGATATGGCGCTTGTTTATATGTGTGATCTGAATGAGGTAAGAACGAAATTCCTGATACCTCATCAAAATGCTTATATACCCAAGCTCCCACTTCCATCCACTCATCTTCTTTTACAGAAACTGTAATTGATGGCTTATGTTCACACCAAGCACGTTGATAAACCAACCAAGTATTAAGATGTTCAATAGCGGTTAAATCATTTCTAAGAATTGCACCTTCTGGAGCTTTTACTGGAAATGAAAATACATAAGTATCGTTTGGTTTCATTACATCATCTTCTACAGGAATTCCAACTTCTTTTAAGAAAGTTGAAATTGGATCTTTTTTATCTCCACGTACCGTGCGAGTATAATATTGTGAATGCCATGGATGCATTCCTGAGCTAACCCCGACCAATTGAGATACTGTGCCTGATGGCTTAACGCATGTTACTGCGGCTGAAGCGGGAATCCCAATTTTCCCTGCTTCTGCAATATTTGTATTTACTGCTTTTTCTCTTAAATCAGATAAAACTTTTTCTAGTTTATCAAGACCTTCTTTTCCAGAAAAAAACTTGTGTCCAAATTGTCCTGTTAAAGAAACTCCTAGCAGACGTTCTTCTTCTGTATTATCTTTCCAAATTTTACGAAGATATTTAAAATCAGTTAATGTTGCTTGCCATGTTCCAAGAATAGTTGCAAGTCTGACCTTATCTTCAACATCTTTAATTGTATCTTTTTCACGTAATACGACTTCTGAAAGATTACAAAACTGATAGGGACGTAAAATAATTTCTGAGCACGGATTTGTTCCATAATGTATTTCTGAGCTTCTGCGACCATACTTTGCAGCTTGTGCTTGCGCTGCTGCCACATTATAGATTCCACGCTCACCCGATTTTGAGTCATAAAGAGATTTCCATTCTGCAATAAATTGCTCCATGTCTGGCTTACGAGAATAAGCAACAGAATTATTAGAAAGTGCACGTTGAGCATTATGTTCCCACCAATTACCTGATTTGGCTTGAGCCATTTCAATATCGTTAATATTTGAAAGAGAAATCATAGCTGATCTACGAACTCCGCCAACAACTACAATTTCTCCAATCTTGCACATGATATCATGAGCTTCAATTGGTTTTAATTGACGACCAACCGCAGATTTAAACTTTGCAATTGTAAAATCAAAAAGATTTACTAATGGCTGTGGACCAGATGAACGACCACCCATTGTTTTGAGACGAGCACCTGATGGGCGTAATTTACTTACATCAATTGCTGGAATTTGTCCTGACCAGAGAAGAGCCAAAAGTTCACGATAAGCTTTTGCCCAACCGTTCTTTGAATCTTCCACCATAATAACTGTATTAGATTTTTCTAGTGTATCTGGGACGGCAGGAAGCTTATTAACATATTTATATTCAACAGAAAATCCAACTCCTGTCCCGCACATAAGAATATACATTGTTTCATCAAATGATCTTGGAGAATCTACTGGAACAAAAGAGCAATTATACCCTGCCACATGATCTCTATCTAATGCTGCTCCAGCAGTCATGACTGATCTCATTGATGGCATAACATTACGATTAAAGACTGCAGATTTAATTTCTTCAACAATTTTTTTATCAGGGATATAAGAATGTTCTTTTTCTAGATGACCAAGCATAAAAGTAAAGTATCTATCTACTGTTTCTCCCCAGGTTTCACGACGATTTTCTTCTGGCATCCATCTTGCATATCTAGACAACGCAATAAAATTTTCATAAGGGTTTTCAATAGTTCTTGACATAATATACCTGTTTCTCCGCCTTGCGGTTGTTTAATTTTTGAGTGAAATCCTAGTGTATCAAACTTTATTTAAATGGGGAAGTCACTTTGAGAATTTTTTAAAAATATGACTAAAAGATTTATTAGTCAACTGATCCCAATTGTAATCGTTGTGTATTTTAGTTGACTGGGCGTAATAATAACCAGAATATGCTTTAAAATTATTTGCAACCTCAACCATTTGTTTAGACAAATCAAAAATGTCTGGCTCAAAAATTTTTCCTTCATGTGGGAAAGGCCAAGGTGAATCTACAAGTGTTGATTTAATTTTTAGTGGACCAAGATAATTCTCGTAATGTGCCCAACCACTAGTACAAATTGTTGGCATGCCAGTTGCTAAAGCTTGAAGCGGAATAAAACCAAATCCTTCTCCGTAGCTTGGATAAACTAAAACATCGTGATCATGATAAAGTTTAACTAATTGATTTTCATCAATATCATCTGTTATCATCTTAATATTGCTATACATATGATGGGGTAAACCAATAATGTTTCTATCTATATAGTTATCATATATTCTAGTAGTATTACTGTTATGTGCTTTAATAGTTAAAGAATAACGAGGATCATTTCCAAATAAAGATACAAATGCATCTACTACCATCTGTCCCGCTTTTCTTGGGGCGGGTTCTCCAATATGTAAAAATTTTATAATATCAGATTCTTGACGTTTCTTAGGTTTCCACACAGGATCTATGCCATGAGGATAAACTTTAACATCTTTAAATCCATTATCTTCAAATACATTTGCACACCAATCTGAAGTTGTCCATATTTCATCACAAGCATCTAAATATGGAGTCCAAGTCTTTGGTATAGATGTAGACTCCCATGGAGTATAAGCAATTTGATATTGATTTCTATGTAATTTATAAAATAAGGGTTGAGAAAAATTTAATTGAACTGAAGCTTTAGACATCTGAAAAGGAACAACATGTCCTAAATTAGTTAGTGATTTAACTATTTTTTCCGCAGCGTGACCGTATCCATTGTTGGATCTAAGGTTCACCATAGGTGTAGAAAATGATATTTCCATGATTTCTTTCCAGTTGACTGACTTGACAGTAACTTACGGCCAATGTTATGATTATAGTTCGTTATCTCTAAAGGAGGAAATGCCAATGGAGAATATAAAACAAAGTCTTAGTGACTTGGTACATAGTGCCACTGCAATAGTAATGATAACATTATTTCTATTTTCAGTAAACCCCACTACGGCTGAAAAAGCAAAGGCTTCGATGAAAACTGAAGTCCAATTAAAGCAAGAAAAGTTGCACAAACTAAGTACAAAGAAGTACACGGAATGGCAACAACTTGCAGACAAAGATTTGATATTCATTTTAGAGTCTGTAGGTTTTCAAGGTCTGAGTCTTAAGAAAGCTTGGGCTATAGCAAAAAGGGAGTCTAATGGACGACCACTTGCATATAACGGAGATAGGAAGACTGGAGATAGTTCCTACGGAATTTTTCAGATCAATATGTTAGGGCAACTTGGCATAGATAGAAAAGAAAAATTTGATCTAGTATCGAACAAACAACTGTTCAACCCAGTAACAAACGCAGAGATAACGTACTATATGACCAAAGGCGGAACTAATTGGTCAGCTTGGAAGGGTATAACCCCAAGAGCACAGAAATGGTTAGAGCAATTCCCTAATGAGTAAAGAGGAATAATGCAAAAGATACAATACGTATCAAAATATGTAGCCCTTTCAGAAGAGGGTCTTGTTCCAAGGTTAGAATGCCCCATGGATCAAGGCTCTCTTCTACCCAACCAGGATGTGGAAGATAATATATTTTTGTATTGCCTATCGTGTGATTTTAATAAAACGGTAGGATTTAAGTATTATGATCAATTAGTTAAACATGTAAAAGAGGTAGAAAATGGATCATGAGTGTGCTTGTGGTAATTGCAACTGTAAATCATTTGTAGACACCCAAATGAATGAATCAGTATTGATTAATGTAACAGATAACATGGGTCGAGTAATTTTTTGGGAAGATATAGGTAGACCAATTGGAGAATGAAACAACTAATCTAGAAGATAACCTACCAATGGTCAACTATATTATGCTTCACAGAATATATGATATGTTAGCATTAATAGCAAATCATTTGGCAGATCCAGAAGAAGTGGCTAAAATGGTTAGCTATCATGAACAAGGGTTCCTTCTTGGTCCAGTCCCGTCTTATTCTCCTTCAGAAGAAAATGCTTGACATTGAATAACAGATAATCTACAATAAATTTGTATGGGTCGTAGCATCCCACATGTTCCCCATACATTGCATCGTAAGGTGCCAGAGCCCAATTGGATCCGCCTCCGATTGGGTTTTCTGTTTGTATAAATAAATTTAAGCATACAGTGCGAAATTGAAAGTGCGAAAATAGTGCCTCGGCGGTAGAAGACCCCCTTGACAATTTTGAGCATAAAATGCTAATATAGTCTTATGACTAAAGAAGATGCAATTGGAATTATGATGGAATCTATCAATGCTGACAATAAACAACTATGCTTAGATATGGGCATGTCTGAAGAAGATGCAATTAAAAATATTGAAAATAGTCAAAAATCATTATTTTTTATAATGGGGAATATTTACGATAAGTTAGTTGACGCTAAAATAATTGCTTAATGCTATAATTGTTTAATGGGCAGAAATCATTTCTCTAAAGTATTTCACTCACCTTATTTTCAATCTCAATACTATAAGGAAGAAACCCCTGGCGGAAAATTAGAAACTAAAGTAGAAAACTTTTTAAAAAAGATAATAGCTCCCATTAAGAAACTTACCCCTAAGAAGCCTTCTGAAGGCAATTAGAGCCAACTTTAGCTAGATATGGTACCCCAAGGTACAACATAGCTTCAAAAGGGCGGGAAATCCAAATATGATACAATGATATTATGGATACACTTACAGACAAATGCTACTTCTGCGATAATACAGCAGAATATAACGATATAGCCAAGGTAGAAGGAAATGGTTATGTTATTTCTAGTGTATGTAAGAAACATTTAATAATGGGACTATCTTCTTAAGCTGGTCCACCAGGTCTCGATCCTGGGACATTCGCATTAACAGTGCGACGCTCTACCAACTGAGCTATGGACCAATATTTTTTATATTCCCGCGAAATTGTAGGGATAGTGAGATTTGAACTCACAGTCGTTTGTATATAAGACAAATGCTTTAACCATTAAGCTACATCCCCTTGGGATTAGCCTATTATATATGCTATAGTGCCCATTAAAAAAACTATAATAGTTACTATGGCTATTGCAATTATCGTATTCATATATTTATTGTACTCTCTAATAATATTCTAGTCAACTAAGATATCATAGTCTCTGAAGAATATAACCATATTAATTCTTTCTCCAGATGTTACTTCTCTAACTCCGTGTAAATTTTCTTCGTTTCCTCTAAAATAAATTAATGATCCTGGAGGAGTTTTTAACTCTATGTCTTTGTGCTTAAAATATAATTCTCCACCACCATAATTATCGTTTAGCATTAGTAATGCACTATAGTGTTTTTCATTTTTAAATTTACCGTCATAATTTACATCATCATCATCGTTGTGAGCATGAGTAAATGCTCCTGGCTTTAGTGTTTGAGCAAATATTCTTTTGAAGCCAAGTGTTCCTTCAATTTTGTAGTTACTTCTAAATTCCGCCTCAACTTTATCTAAAATATATTTAACTATTTTTTTAATATCTGGATATTCATTTAAAGATTCTAGTTCTAAATCTCCTGAGCCCCAGTGAAAATTGTTATTAGAATCTATGGCAGATATATGCCCATCATAAGTTTTAAAATGAGTAATTAATTTTTCAACTTCTTCTTTAGAAATTAGATTGTAAATAGTAGCTATTGTCATATATAAATTATATCAGTATATATATTCTAGTCAACTGCTTTATATATTATAAATATTTATTTTCTTTATAATGATAACTTCCAGAATTTTTGCATACAACCCCTATACCCCTAAATGATTTCTTTAAGGTTCCCCGAAATTGTCCATTTATAAGATAGCAATTCATCGGTTAGAGCTGTAGCTTTTATCTGAAAGAATTTAACTTCCGTCATCATCGCACTTGGAGTTTAACCCCTTGATATTATCTCCGAAAACTGTCCAAGGTAATTATTATAACATTCCAAAAATTGATTGGTCAAGCTTTGCAAGATTTTTTATGATTTGATAGCGTCATATGGGCAAAGGTAGATCTTACTTCTAGTTCCCGCCCACATATATCACATTTAACAGTTCTAATTGAGGCCATACCTGAAGTATATATGATCCATATATTCTAGTCAACTGCTTTTTTAGAATATCACAAAATGTTAATATATATTTTTCTTGTATGATACAGTATAAAATCAAATTCGGACATTTCGGATAGACCGCACATATTGACCATGAATGTGGTGCTTATCACACAATTATTTTGGTCAATGTCCGATTTGTATGCTTTTTGAATTTGATTTTGTCAGACCCTTAGAATATTATTTAATTATTAGATAAACGAAAGGTTAAAAAATGACTATCAGAATGACAGAGGATAGAGGAATCACTATTCATGCTAACGAATACAAGACATGCGCTAAGTGTGGCTACCATGTCTACTACACACATGACTCAGAAAATTGTGATTGGAAACACATCTAGTCTTAGGGCGTGTCGCTCTAAAATGTCAGCCCACTAGGCTACAATTCCTACTATAACTACTAACGAAAGAATAAAAAAATGATTACAGAAAATACAATTTACTCAACAGATGAAATCTGCTGGGCTGTAAAAAATGATGACAGTTGCGACGGGTTTGGTTGCGCTCCATGCTCAATCGAATTTGACGGATACTTTACACCAATCTTCCGCATAATCTAACTAAGGAGAATAACTAATGTCATATGTTTACTCATACGCTACTAATAGCGTTAATAAGTACGAGTCTATTCAGACCGCCGTCGCAGACCAATACATTTACCTAGATGAGTCAGACACTATCGAATTGTTTGACCCGCTAGGCGATCAAGAATTAACAGATGAGCAAGTATCCCTACTAATGAGCGAGGCAATCTAATGACTATCACATACTCACTTTGGCAAGGTAGCCAATTACTAAGCGTTGGCAATAAGGCAAGCAACGCACAAGATATCTTAGCGGTTATTACCGAATTAAATAAATTAGGTGAAGGCTTTCACTACGTAATCAGAGAGGTAGATACTAAATGAAAATAGAATTAGATGGCTATGGATTTATGTTTGATTCAGAGTGGTGCTATATCTCGCTATCATGGCAGATGCTTGCGCTAGTGTTCACATCTATAGTCGCGTATAAGTCTTATAAGGCTTATAACAAACGTGAGAAATTGTGGCGTAAATCATAGTAGCCTAACGGCGTGTCGAGTTGACATCTGTCAGCTTGACCCCCCACAGACGTGGGGGTTATCCACAGGGTGATTAAGGGGCTGTGGATAAACACCCTGGATTTTGCGACACGCCCGAGATCCATGTGATATTAAACACAAAAAGAATATTTAGCCACGCCGAGCCATATCCCACAAATTGTCAGTAGCCAATGGTATTATTCCATTATCTCAATCGAAAGGTGTCACCATGACTCTATCTCTACTTAATGGCGTTTTTATCGGTAAGTTTTTTAACGGCGATTCTGCTTATGTCAATCATAAGATCGTCAATGTAATCGCAATAGATGATGATCGCCGTATGGCTCATGTCGTACTACAACGCTACACAATAGGCGCAGGTGCTAATGTATATACCAATGGCAAGAGCCTGCTTAATGTAGAACTTCCATACTCCGAATTCGAAAAGGTGTTTAAATGAATCTAGATGAATATAAGGCGCATGTCCTTGCTACACGCAAGGCTAGCGCAGATCAAGCAATGTCAGTCCTATCTGCTACAATCTCCAATATAACAACAACGAAAGAAGGCTAATATGGATACTTATTCATACGCACCAACACAAGCCCTAAAGGGCTTAGCCATAGTCTATGGCGTACCTGTAACACCTGCCCTAATCGAACTACTAGAAAAAGCCTATGAATTAGGTGTAGAGGATACTTACTAATGACTAAAGATGAAAAAATCGAAAAGATTACTAACATGGCTAAAAAAGAATATGGCGATAATTGGTTAGCCGTATTATGGGGATCATCTCGCGTTTTATTATCAGACAAAGATTTAAATATTATTATTAGCGTATTGGAGAAAAAATAAATGTTAGATTTTGATGTTGCCTTCGAAATTAAAACTTGGTTTGATGACATGCTAAACGAATCGTATCCAGTTTTTGAAATTGGAAATTTAACTTTTACCGCCTCGCAAATTTTGCGAGAGTGTGACCCGATTGCTTATCGCCAATCGCTTTTGGATTTCGAGGACACAATTATTGAAAACGAAAGGGCGGAATAAAATGAATAAAAATAATTTAAATTATGATATTTTTGGTTTTGCTAATGTAATTAATATTGATCATTTAACAGATGAACAAATTTTAGAATTAGAAAAAATATTTGATGACTATGAATAAATAACGGAGGGTCAAGTTGACAATTGTCATCTTGACCCCCCACAGAGCTGCGGGGGCTGTGGATAACTTAAGAACACTTGTGGAAAACCCCTGAAATTTTGTGAGATTACTCACAAAAAGAATTTTCCGACACGCCCAAGCAAATGAGCCAAAATGTCAGCCAGCCGTGGTATTATTCCATTATCAATTAACGAAAGGCTCAAAATGACCAAATATGAACTTAGAGAATTAGCGGTTACTCTCGCTAAAGAAAATTATGGAACTGATAAGTATGCCGTGCTTTGGGGCGCTGCTTCTGTTCTACTTTCAGATTCAGATTTAGAAATTATTGTAAAAGTAGTGGGGGAAAAATAAATGATGATTTTAACTTACAAGTCTGAGCGTATTGATCGCTTTGGTTCATTAGAGCGTCAGACTATGCTTGCGTATCCAATTAAAAATGAATTAGAGGCAAATGATCATCTTGATCGTGCTGTTAATAATGGTTGGACTATTCTAGAAATGGAGATCAAATAATGTGTAATGTCTGCTACTCTCAAGCAAGTGGTATTGCTTCTTATTCCGCCGTTCCTTCTACTATGTGCGACTCTCATTTTTTTGAGTGGCAAGAGGAAAAGATTTATAACGATTTAGATCGCTCCCGCGAGGATATTTATTTATAAATAGTGGCGTGTCGGCTTGACAAATGTCAGGCCGACCCCCCACAGACGTGGCGGCTTATCCACAGCTTTAAGGCAGCCTGTGGAAAACCCCCGAAAAAATGTGAGATTACTCACACGACACGCCGTCTTACTATTTGAGAAAAAACAATTCTAATTTGAAAAATGTCAGTGCGATAGACTATAATTGCCACTATCAACAACAACGAAAGGCAGACACCATGTCAGCAAATATATACACTATCGAAAACCTACTAGTAGGAACACAATACTACTCTCGCACACTAACGGGCGAAATTATCTCAGCGGAGAAGCACCCTGCTTGTTTACACTATGACGGAGCAGAGGCTTACCTTGTAGAGGTTAGCAAGCCTTATGGTGGTTATGCTTATCGCACAGTAGCAGTGGCAAATTAAATTGTCAGTGCTAACCGATATAATGTCTAAATAAATAAGCGAAAGGAAATAAAAATGGTTAATTCAGTTCAGGTTTTTGAGTGTGATGAGTGTGGTGGTGAAGGCTTAATTTTTTGGGGAAATGGTGATGACTATGATGTCGAAACTTGCGAGTGTCCTATTGGAAAGGAAATAAAATAATGGAGCGTTACACTTTAACCTGTACCTATGACGGGCAGACTCACCAAACTAATACTTGGTTATATGCCGACGCTTTAGAAGCGTTTGATAACTATCTTAAATTTGTAGATCATGGTTTTGCTATGGACTACTCAACAGTTAATTTGTCACTGCCTAATGGTAAGATGTACACTAAAGTAATCTACCGAGATGGAAGGATCATAAAAAAATGACACGCAAAGACTATGAGGCAACCGCCGAAATTCTAAAGTTTATGTCAGACAAGGTTCACCCCGCCGTATTTTCTAAAGTAGTAAATGACTTCGCACTTATTTATGCTAAAGATAATGCTAGGTTTGATATAACTAAATTCCACGAAGCAAGCAACTACAAGGTAAAGGTGATCAGCAATGGGAAATAATTTCGCAACCGACTTAGCAGAATCAGATGTAAGTTTAGAAAACTCAATTACAATTCAGTTAAGAAATAATCATTATCCGCCAGTACCATATGAGATGGTGCCAGTATGTATGGAAGCAATTATCGAATGTAACGAAGGCAACAGTTACCAACTAATTGACATGCCAGTTATCGATGGCTTTCAGGTTCTATGGCGTGGACAAGCCAGCGCACCTGCTTGGGCTATTGTTGAAGGGCACCACCTTCACCCTTGGATTGATGACGATGGGAATTTCTATCATGGCGACACCGATCATGACTATTAAAACTAAAGTTCAACGCATACAGGAATTGCGCCGTAGCAATGCGGCGCAACCTGTACGCAATAAGAAAAAATATTTTAGAAAAATAAAACACAAGCGGCGTGTTGACTTGACAAGCGACTAAAATCCCCCCCACAGACGTGCGGGGTCGGGCGTGTCCTTAAGGGTGTGATATTAAACACCCTGAAAGCTGGGGCGTGTTGCAGAAATTGTCAGTGGCTTGTGTTATTATTCTCTTATTCCTAACGAAAGGCGTTCCATGTCAACTTTTACCGTCGCTTGCTTGAACTATGAAATTTGTGGTGCTCAAGAAACTTTTTATGATGAGTCAGAATATGAAATCTATGGCGATGATTATATTTGCGCTGAGTGTTATGCGTCTGATGAAATGTCATTCTTTGAAACTATTGGCTGGGCCGATTCCGACGCATTGGCGTCTGCTGGCCATGGAATGGATGAGGATTACTAAATGTCAGATGTCATTGATATAATCTTACCTATGAAATTAAAACGATCTAACGACCGTAAAGTCGCAAACCTTGTAACTAAAAATGGTAAGCAGGCTGCCATTGCTAATACTTTTGGCCTGCCTGCTGGCAAGGCGTACTCATGCCCTGGGGCTACTAGCATATGCGAAAGCGTGTGCTATGCGGGTAAGTTAGAGAAAGTCTTTCCTAGCGTTAAAGTTAATCTATTACACAATTGGGAATTACTAAAGAATGCCGATATTCAAACTATGTACACTTTACTTTCTGAGATGATCTCAGAATTTAAAACTGATTGTGTTAAAAAATCTGCGCCTATGCTATTTCGCATTCATTGGGACGGCGACTTTTTTAACGATGATTATACTAACGCATGGCGCATGGTAATTGAAGAGCAGCCAGATATCCAATTCTGGGTTTACACTCGTGTTAAAGCCGCCGCATTAATTCTTAAGGATGTATCTAATCTATCATTGTATTATTCAACCGATGATGAGAATTTACCCATTGCTACAGATCTAAAACAGAATGACGGCGTTCGCCTTGCTTATCTCGGCAAGACTTTTGCGTTAACTGAAAGCAAGATGAAAGAAATTACTGGTAAGGTAGGCGCTAAGTGTCCTGAGAATAATAGATCTATTCCACTAATATCTTCCGCTGGTTCCGCATGCGTATCATGTGGGTTATGTGTTTATGGCAAGGCCGACATTCGGTTTAGCGCAACTAAAAAATAAGGAGAATAAAATGGTTAAAGAAGAATCGTCATGGTCCTGCCTTGATTGCGGAGCAACAACAACGGATCCTAATCATATGCTAATAATTTATTTTCATGAGGACTGTCCTAAAAGAAATAAAAGAAATAAATAATGGTGGCCACGTTAGGTAATATTATCGGAGCATTCTTAATGTTAGTTCTATTGTCTCCGTTAGCGCTAGCAATATATATGTTAAACGCTAATAAAATAGATGTTGATGGCGATGGAAAATCTGATATATGACTTGACAAATCCTTCAGCTTCCCCCCAGTTATATGGGGGCAAAACTTGCCTTACGTCAAGTTTTAATAAGCGCCTGAAAATGTGAGATTAAACACACAAACAAATTAAATAAAGCTTGGCAGATTTAGATAAATGTCAGACCCCCCTGCTATAATTCTACTACTCAACTAACGAAAGGTAACAAATGACAATCTCAATCAAGCATAATCTAGAGTTCGTTACAGAACTAGATGAAACCAATAAATACTCACAACAACTTCTCGCCTTGCCTGAGTTCTTACAGCGTGAGATGTTAGAAACAATGCTAAAAAATCTATTAGCACCACGACTACAACCAATCTTAGATGAACTAAATGAAAATAATTCTTACGCAATTCTAAAGGTGGCTAACTAAAAATGATTATTACTGCTATGGAAATCCTAGAGGCAACTAAAGAGAGCATGTTTGACCCTGAAATTATGGGGCTTGCTGGCGAACTTCATGAACGCCGACATGAATTAGATGATGATACTTATGCTAAGTTCTTATTTATGTATAGTTCTCACCTTGCGAGTAAAGTAGCAGATCAAGTTACCCATATTCTACTATCAGAGTCAGATCTAAAAGACATGCTGGCAGAGTTAGCAGAGTTTGATGAAATGGCTGAATCCGTCTATGATGAACTAGGCGAATAAAATTACCTGCTGAAAATGTCAGTAGGGAGTGGTACAATAATCCACTAACAAGAAAGGAAGCAAAAATGACAGTAAAAAATAAGACTTATCAAGTGGGGGATTTATTCACCACACTAAAGTCAAATGTCACAGGAGTAATCAAAGAGATTAACCCTAACTCATCTGGCTCGGTGAGAGTTCTATTGGAAACCGATAGCGGTGACCGCTGGACAACAGTAGTTCTCGATAAGTAAAGAGCAGAGGGCAGGGGCTACCGATAAATGTCAGTAGCCCCTGCTATACTAACTAACCAACCAACCTAACGAAAGAGGAAATAAATGGCTAGAGGAAAAGCAATAAATGTAAAGATCGCAACAGTTAAGATCGTTAAAGCACTAGAGGCAAGTCTTGCTAAGTTAGAAAAAGAATACTCGGCACAAGAAGCCAACGAAGCAAAGTATAAAAAGGCTTACAAGGCTTGGCAGAAAGAAATTGGCAAGTGGGCTATCGAAAACTTCTCAAAGGCTGGAGAAGTTTCTACTAACTATCGCTCTTGGAATAAAACTCTCAATGTTGATTTCGACATCACCTGTGAGGAAAGTTCTTTCCCAGCAGAACCCGTAAAAGACTACGAGTTTATTCATGCCAGCACTTATCGTGAGTCAAAGAAGGAATTGGAAAACGCTATCCGTATTCTTAAAATGACAGATGAGGAAACAGTAAATACCAGTACCTACAATGCGGTTGCTGAATACCTATAAATAATTAAATAATGTCCTGAGCATGACAGGCTAAACTGCTCACACCCCTACTAACAAAGGAAATAAAATGTTCGGTAAATATCGAATAGAAATATATGATGATGTTAAGTCACACGATTTAACAATTTATTCGGAAACAAATGTTGATCGTGAGGATTTATCTTATATGGTTTATTCTAACATCAAACAATTCTCTGGCAAAGTTCGTGCCTATGCCGTAGATGTTAAAACAAAAAAGAAAGTAGCCGCAATGTTTCTCAATGAGGAAATTGTAAGTTATGCGAAATCTAAAACTAATGGAATAAAGAAAATGGAGTTGGGGCTATAAGCCCCAGCTTTATTTTCTTTAGAATCCCCCACAGACGTGGGGGGTTATCCACAGCCTTACGGCTGCCTGTGGAAAAGCCCTGGAAAATGTGAGATTACTCACAGCTCAATCATAAATAAATGATTCCCCAGTCTAGTAAATGTCAGTGGCATATGTTAGAATGATCCTACTTAACCAATCGAAAGGAAAAAAATGGCTCATAATCTCGAAACCGAAAACGGCGAAGTTGCTTTCGCCTTGCGTGGCGCACCTGCTTGGCATAACCTTGCTAATCGTGTCTTTGCTAAAGATGAGGTTGTAACTACTCAAACAATGCTTGATGAAGCAAAACTATCTAATTGGAATGTTCGACTATCTCCAATCACAGAACACATTCCAGAATCTTGGAATGATGTTTCTACCGCCTCTCTTGTTATTCGTGACAATCCATTCAATGGTGGAACTGATGTTCTTGCTACTGTTGGAAAGCGTTATGTTCCTGTACAAAATGAGGAACTGTTTCAATTCGCCGACGCTATTCACGACGCCGACCCTAATTGCCGTTGGGAGTCTGCTGGCTCATTAAAGAAAGGCAAAGTTGTATTTGGTTCTGTTGATATTCCACGCACCATGGTTCTTGATCCACAAGGTGCTAATGATGAAACAAAACTATATTTAATTGTTTGGACATCTCATGACGGATCAGTTGCTGTTCAAGCAGCCGTTACCCCTGTTCGTGTAGTTTGCCAAAATACTCTTAATCTTGCTATGCGTGAAGCAAAGCAATCTTTCAAAATCCGTCATACTCAAACTGTTGAAGGTCGAATTGCTGTTGCTCGTGAAACTCTTGGGCTTGCTCTTGGTTACTTTGATGAGTTTGAAGCGGAAGCCAAAGCCATGTTCGAGCAGGAAATTACTAACGCAGAGTTTGCTAAACTAATTCAAGCAATCTACCCTAAGCCTGTTAAAGATTCAAAGGGTGCGCTAAAGAAGTGGGAGAATAAGGTTGTCATGCTTGACGATCTATATTTTAACTCACCTACAAATACAAATATCCATGGCACTAAGTGGGGCGCATTCAACGCAATCACAGAACGCCTAGATTATTACCGCACAGGTCGTGGAAATTCTGAAACGCTAATGGCTGGCGCAAGTGGTTTTGACCCAGTTCTTACCGCAGAAAAAAATCGAATCAAGAAATTGGTTCAAGCCTTCTAAAAATAAAAGTCCTGAGCATGACTATAAACTGCTCACGCTAAGGCGTGTTGATTTGACAATTGCTGCAGCTTACCCCCAATATTGAGGGTGTGATTAACATCATACGGAGCAGATAAAAAATTCCCAGGAATTATGGATAATGTCAGTGGACCCTGCTATAATTCTCACATATCAATGAAAGGATATCAAATGCCAAATTGGGTACATAACAATCTACAGATAACAGGTCCTAAAGAAGACATTGCTGCCATTAAAGCGCAATTAAATAAACCATTCCAAATGTTACATGACAATTGGAATCCAGAGACACACCAGCATGAAGATGTACTTACTACATATAGCGAACCTATATTTTCATTCTGGAATATCATTGCTCCCACCGATCTTGTAACGTATCACCTTCAACGTGATCCAAATGCTGACGGTCTATTTGGTGGGGATGATTGGTATTCTTGGAATGTACGCAATTGGGGAACTAAGTGGGACGTTGCTGTTCATGACGGTGAGGAGTATTCTGATACTGAATTACAAGACGAGGATGAGTATTCTTTGTGCTACCGTTTTAATACTGCTTGGGGAATTCCCGAAGAGGCTATCATGACGTTAACAGAACAGTATCCTAGATTAATGTTAGATTTAGAATTTGAGGAAGAAACTGGTTGGGGCGGACATACTACTTACCAAATGAACGACTTTGGTGTGCTACGTACAATTGAATCAGAATGGAATTGGAAATGTATGGAGTGTGATTACTGTGAACTAAATGACCCTTTAGATAATTTCTGTGAAGACTGTGAAGAAATAGTCTGCCCTGAATGTAATAGTAATAACCACCTAAATGATAGATGTCAGACCCATGGTGTACAATCAGAACCTACAACAACAACGGAAGAGGTATAAAAATGGAACTAGCAGCAACAGTAGAAACGTATAACCCTAATCAATTAGTTACATATAAGAAAGTGCCAGGAACATATGCTGCTCCAGAAGCGCCTGAATATATTATGACTGATGTGGCGGACCTTGAGTGGGAATTACATAATGGACGAGAATATCGTCGTACATTCTTTGCTCTTAATTCTAAGATTGAAGAAGTTCAAGAAATGATGGGCGACTGGTACGATTCTAATTATGATAAGGAAGAAGTTCTTGAGGCAATTGCCAACATCCTAGATATTGAGCCAACCAAGACTTTGCGAGTCACAGGTAATTTATCTTACATTGTAGAGATCGAAGTCCCCATTAAAGATATTAAAGACTTTGACGCCCGTTACATGCTAAATGATGAATTAGTTATTACATCTAATAGTCATGAAATTGAAATTGAGTCATGGAATGTTGATGACGCAGATGTGGAGTGGTAATGTATTATAAACTTAAGGCTCCTACTACCGCCAGTTTTAAACTGGCGGTATGGGAAGCAATGACTAGTGGATTAGATCCTGAATACGATATGAAGACGTTGACATTCGATTTAGGAACTGGTAGTATTGAGAAAGTATCGAGGCTTAGAGATAAGCACAGACTATCTGTTCTAATTGAATCAGACTATGAACCTACAGGATATATGAGGAGTTAAATTGTCAGACTATAAGGAAGGATTTCAAGACGGTTATAAGTTTGGCCGCGAAGAAATCATCGAAAAGCTAAGAGAGATTGATATTAATGATATCGATACTTGGCTCCTTGATCGCTTGGCAGATATGATAGAAGGTGGGAAACTATGACAGAAGATCTAGATCGTTGGATTGCTTGTGACAAATGTGGAGACTCAGCACAAGCACGTTGGTTAATTAAAATGGTGGACGGGGAATTATATTTCTGTGGCCACCATAAGAATAAATTTCAAGGGGCCCTGGAGAAAGTCTCATATGAAATGATAGAACTCAATAAGGTCGAAGAGCCAGTCTTAGTCGATCAAGATATGGTATAATATTATTCTAAGGTGCGGCTAGCAGGCATTCGCCAAGTCGCTAAGTAAAGCAAGGGTTTTTCCTTTCGTTGGACCCCAGCAGCCTGGAATACAAATTCAGTTCCCACAAAGAGTAAGGGTAGCAAATTTTCCTTACGACGTCAATATAAAATCCCCTGAAATTTTGTGAGCTTTGCCACAATGTGGCTAGTATCACACATAAAATCTATTCCAAATGTCAGACCCCTAGTATATAATTATCCTACAACCAAACGAAAGGAATTATATGACTTGGAAAAAGCATATGTATATATGTACTGAATGTGATACTAGTATGGAGTTTACTTCATACCTTCCAGAATCCGACCTAAAAGTAATTTGTCCTTGTGAACACCAGGCGATTATGAAAATGAGCACATACTCATTAGATAAATGGGGAGAATATGTAACAGGGGAGAAACAATAATGTTAGGTTATTCAGGATATGATATAGATAGAATGACAGATGCTATTCATGATGCTAAATTGTTCTATCTTAGAACCCCGTCCGATTTAATTGATAAAGAACCTTTGAAGAGAGATTTAGAAGAGGCAATAAGTTTCTTATTGGGTCTAGTAGCAGAAGGGCACTTTGATGAGCAATAAGTCATCTCGCTTCCTAGAATATATGAAGCTTCATTTACTTAGTCTTGAACAAGACCTAGAGATGAATCCTGAATCTATCAATGTAATTGATATTCCAGGACAAATATATGCAACAGAACATTTGTTGTCAGTGGCTACTGATATAATGAATTCCTACAACGAAAGGGAACTAGTATGAATGATTTATCGCTACCGCCGTATTTACAAAATTTAGTACATGCTGGCGAATCAGGTCTAAACATAATGCACGGTCATCTTAAAACATTAATGCTCGAAGCAGAGCAAAATTGGGAAGCGGCCAAAAACGGTGAACCATTAGGAGAAGATGAGTATGATGAATCAGATGATTATCATATGGGTTATTTAGACGCTTTGACAACTGTATATCAATTGACATATGCTTTAGCATTTGCGATAGGAGATGAATAATGGGAGCAAGAATTAACTTTGTATTTAAAGATTCAGAGGACGGACCAAGTGTAGTCTTATATAGTCATTGGGGACAAACAGATTGGCAACCTGATATTGCCTATGCTCTAAGACATGCTAGACCACGTTTAAATGATGCTTCATATGCAACTCGTATGATGATTAGTTATTTAATGCAACATAATATTTTAGACGAGCACGGCTTTGGAATATATGCTATCAATGGCAATAATTATGATTTAGGTGAACAGACAGTAATTGTCGACTTTACAGATAATACAGTTACAGATATACATCCAGTTAAATTTGAAGCGTTTATTAATGCCTATGGAGGAGAAGAATGAAACTAGATGATAAAGACAAACTAAATGAATGCTTATCTATTCTTGATTCTACCGACCTTGGCCTGTCTCTGGTATGGCTATGGACATGGAGTACTATTAATAACATCCTAGACGACCCTGACTGGAAGGCTACAGTGACCCAGGATGACATGTGGCTATACCTCTGCGATGCCGTTAGCAATGGGGCAGGCTTCTCATTAGAGTATGGCGCTGAGCAACACCAAGAAGATGTTTTAGAATGGATGGCTAATCGGGGATACATTTCAGATCCTTCGGTTGAGGAAGATGAAGAAGAAGAGTAAAACCCATTTACAAATTCTTGTAAATGTTATATAATAAATAGATCTCTTGAAAGGGGACAAAATGACAACAAAGCGTGAATATCTAAAAGCTCAGGGCATTACAGTTGGTGTACGTGGTCGATTCTCAGGAGCGGCTAAGGTAGCGTTGCAAGAGGCGGCACAAAAGGGCATTACTTTCACAGCAGAAACGCCTGTTAAAAAGGCCAAGTAAATAAGGTTGGGGAGGGTCAAGAACTGGGAAGTATTGACTCTCCCCACATATTTTGGTATAATCAACAGTTAAAGAGGCGGAGATAAAAATGGCTAGAAAAGTACCTGAACAAAAAATAGCGGAACAGTTGGCGGAACTGATGAACAATCATAATTTCAATCCTGCTGTCTTTGCTAATCTAATAGTAAATGAACAATCATTATACACGCAAGACAGATTAGTTGAGTTAATGACTCACATAATCGAGTATCAAGATACGAGATTCAAAATCGAGTGGGACTTAAATAAAACCTCAGCAGGTTTAATGCTAAGTTCACATTTGGCGGAAGTAATAGCAGTCCATAAAAACCCTATATCAGATACACAGATGGTTCTCCCATTTGGATTCATATCATGATAGTTAAATTAAAGGGACCTTTCCCTTCTACTAAGAAGTTGGCAGCGTTCGAAAGAGCGCTGCCTTCTGATATGCCAAAAGGATTAGGGCATTACAAACATATAAGGGCGGATAAAAGAAAGAGCGATGTTTCCTTATCTAAACATAGAAGGAGATATGGTATCTCACAAGTATCATCTAATCCCATTGGAGTAAAGGGATACATATATAATTAGATTAAACATACAGCCCAATTTATCCACAGGTTTATCCACAGCCTGTGGATATTTTTGTGTGGGCTTAAGGGCCATTTTTTCTATTTACGACCAAGCTAAAAAAATCCCTGAAATTTCCATATAAATGTCGACAAATCTATATGTTTCTATATAGAATGTATATTAAATCTAGCATAATATAGCCAAAATTTGTCAGAATATATAACGAATTGTTATACAAAATCTATTGACAATATGGGCCAAATATGCCATTTACGACAGCTATTGACAAATCCCTGAAATTATAGTAGATAGGCCATATGGATTATAACATTACGTTACATTCTGGGATACGCTCAATTACTCATATATGTATTTGTCGATATATCTATAGTAATTGGACCAATATCGATAGTAATATTCTTTTATGATTCTCTGCAGAATAGGTCAAATAAGGCCTTCTAAAGGCCTTCTGAGACGTGTTAAATATGGGGGGGATATAGGAGTTAGGACCAAATTGCTGTAAATTCTACAGCTATCTTGCTGAGCATTCCAGACAGACAAATGGGTCATCATTAGCCTTATAAAATAGGATCTTGCATTCGCTACATGCTACCTTATATGGCTCAGTTTTAGCAAACTTCTTATATGATGATTCAAACTTATCCATGGCTTATCTCAGTGTTTTACAGCCTAGGCAATAAAATGGGTTACGCATATCATCCATATGGATCACAAGAGTCTGAGCACATTTGCTACAGGTAGCCTGCATTAGGTTATGCTCTTCTAGATCATATATTGAGATCCTTAGAGTCTTTGTATAATATACCTTAGTTGCATACCATGTGATTAGTATGGCTAGTATTGTTATCATTATTCCATTACGTCCGTTTCTTTATTCCCCGCCAATTACTCAAAGTCTATTTGGCTCTCAAAAGCTAAATTGTCGACATTTGTTGGGTTAGGCATATCATCATCCATAGCACCACAATTAGAGCATGTTACTTGACCATCAAGGTCTAATTCAAAATTATGATCATGCATATAGTAAGTATACTATATTGATATAGTTTTAGTCAACTAAAATTATAGATCTTCTTTATCTATATCTTCTTTTAGATCTATATTGTCTAGCTCTAGTGATAGATAGGCTTCAAGGTTATCTAGGATGCCCATATTACTTATTTCCGCTGAAAAATCCCCATGATGGCTTTGGTTCTTCTGGTTCACCAGTTGATTTATTTACAGGTACACAATTAGGTACTTGTCTGCCATTCTTATCTTTCATGCCTACCTGCTTATATCCGCTCCAGCAAGCCTTTTCCATATTGTTCCACTTATCTAAGTGCTCATCATCTGAGATATAGTTCTTAGAAACATCTTCATCTGAAAGTTCTTCAGATTTAGCCATCCCCTTATGTCCTTTACACATTTCCATATCGCATCCGCCTGATGCTTTACATTCCATACAACCTTCGCAGTCGCATCCTTTAGTGTCTTCCATAGGCTCAGCTTTTTCTACATCGTCTTCAATTTCAATTGACTTAGTGATAGGGTTGACTACATCGTCTAACATATCTTTAATCTCTTCTACGATCTCATTTAATTCTAGTGACTTTTTCATATTTTTCTCCCTATTAACTATTTTACGAGACCAAGAAAATCCTGCATCCCCGCCCCAAGCAAGCCACATGATCTTGCCATTTGAAGGACTTTCTGCATTATCCCAATCTTTACCTTGTTTATCTACTTCATGACGAGAAAAATAAGAATACATTCTTTTAACAGTAGATAAACTTAAGGTTTCGCCTCTAGCCAATTGTCCAGCTCTAGTCCAGCCTACAGCAGTTCCTGCACCCTTAGCTTTACCCTGTTCTTTTAGCTTAATTGCTCTACGTGCAGCAGACTGCATTCCTGAAGTCGGCTTATATCCTGTTTTTTCGCTCACAAAATTATTATACCATTTATCTTTCTAGAACTTCTTCAATCTTTTTACAAATCTTTTCAAATTCTTCTTCTGAAGTTCCTGTTTCTTCTCCCGATTCATGGGCATAATCTAAGAGTGTGCCATTAGTATATCTCTGTACAAATTGTCCATCTCGATCAATGAGAAACTTTTCAAAATTACCCTGCAGATAATATCCTGTATCTTTGCCTGGTTTGTGACGACTAGTTAATCTATCATAAAGCTCATGAGGAGGCTTATCGTTAGGCTTATATGTACCATCATGTCTAGATACTACTAATTCTGAGAAATCATAGGTTACGCCATATTCTTCAATTGCATAATCTCTGGCATCATCAGCACATTCAATTCCTTCTAAATGCTTACCATAAGTAATTCCTGGGCCACAAAAATCATTAGTAGGAATAGCTATAATCTCAAATCCCTGATCCTTATATTTATCGTATAACTTTTCGATAACTCCATATTGAGGGGCATTTCCGCAGTCTCCTGTAACGTTAACAATTAGAGAAACCTTACCCTTATACTTACTTAGAAAATTTTCTTTTCCATCCCAAGACTTTAGCGGAATGTCATAAATTGATGTGCTCATAGTTATCCTCCTAGATATAGGACAATTATATCATTATCTTAATTCTGATGTTTATGCATCTCATTATGTAAGATCCAACATAGTATCTCTGGGAACATCATTAAATATGTATCTATTTAGATCTTCATCATATTCCCAGGAACGCCATCCATCTAAATCCCGCCAAACATTATATACTGCGTCTTCTTTTAATCTTTCAGCAATTAAATCATACATATGCACTTCATCAAATAAAGCTACTCTTAAAGTTCCCCATCCAAGAAGAAATCTAACCAATCTATCTATCATACTTCCCCACCTTCATTAAATTCCCAATATGGGATGCCGTTTTCATCGTAATCCGATCCTAATCTGCTAAGTAGTTCCTGAGTTTTAGGATCTATCTTCCATGCTTCTAGCATAGGTTCTAGATCAAATTCATCAGAGCTCATGATTCTTCTCTCCCGCCGCACTTTTCGCTTCACTAATTGGGGTCAATATGTCTTTCTTCCAGTGTATGTATGATTTAACATATACAATGCCATAAGCAATTGCGGCAACAATAAAGCCATACTGTTTAGTGGCAAGGGCGTAGGCAATCCATAGACATTCATTAAGACATAGTATAAGCCAGCCCCAGATAGTCTTTCTACCGACCAGGAATATACCTGTAACGCCTATTGCTGCTAGTATCCATGACCATGCCATTACCAGCCTCCCAAGCATTCGTCTGAATGAGTGTGCATTTGTCGCTGTACGGTGTATGCACCCTTTGTAGGGGCATAGAAGTCCTTGTAGCAGGCACCACAGTTGCCACTCCACTCTTCAGCAAAGAAGTCAAACGAAGCCAACTTAATCTTTTTATTAGCAACATGCGTAGTCATTTATATTATTCCTTTAAAGCTAGTATGTTTTTGCAGTTAATTAGAAGGTATTTGTTTCCTTCTTCATCTTCCATATCTGTTCCACTATGTTCTGGATAATAGACTGTATCGCCAACATTTATATTATTGATAGGGATAATTTCACCTTTATAATTAGATTCACCTTCACCCTTAAAAACCACTATCCCTGTCTTTGGACCAGTATCAGAAATAACCGAAGATATAACTAAACCAGTTTTAGTAGTCTTTTCTCCAGAATCAATTTTAGTAATTAAAATCATATTGCCTAATGGCTTTATCATATTAATCCTCTACTTTAAATAGTTCCCAGTGTGGGATATGAGTAATAGACTTTCTTATGTCATAAGAGCCGTCTTCATTAAGTGCTTCTACAATAAGCACTGCATTTAATTCAAATTCACCGTCTGGAAAAAGTGAAATGCCAGCGTTTTCTTGGTAACTATCTGCCACCATGTCTTTAATTGGTTTGTAATAATATTTAGTCAACTATTGATCTCCTGCCTGATTTTTCAGCTTGCTTACGAGTTAAGCACCACCAAGATACTGAAATGGATCCATTAGTAACTTTTACTGTCCACCCAATAATATTTTTTTTGTATTCAATCTTATTCATATACATATTGTATTATTTATATTTATTTTTGTCAATAGGTCTTTTCCAGTTACGATATATTTCAAACTTATCTAATGAGAATATAACAGATTCTCTAGTTACCTTACAATGTTCCGCTATCTCTGTAACCGATTTTTCTTTAATTACATACTGATCGTATAGCCATTCTTTATTTGTATGATTAGATAAAGGCATCTAATTCCAGTATTTTATCTACAGCATCATCTATATCTTTATGAATGTCTGTTCTGAATACATCATCTATTATTCTTTTACACATCAATGCCCCTAAAATGAAATGCCCCGCCAAAAATATTAGCGGGACAATTCATCATTATTTAATTATACTTTCTTGCGTCCAGTTTTCTTTGGTGGTTTTGGCGTTAGGCTGGTTTCTCTACGAATACCATGTCTATTACGATCTACCACTAAGCCTTGACGTGGATGTTTCTTAGTTGCTTCACGACTTGTTACAGCTCCAGATGCAGATCCTGCTGCTGGAGGTGGAGTCATGCCTGTACCGTCTTCGGACATTAATCCATCCTTACTTGAGGTGCACTTGTAAGTGGAAGTTCTGTTGCAGTTCCAAGGGTGTCTTGAGAATCTGTTTCGAACATGTCTGGTGAGTTTAATTGTCCTGGCCCTACATCATAAACATTTTGGTTAGGCATTTCTGCACCCATGAATGCTTGCGAACCGCAACCACACATTTCGCACATGTTAGTTACCTGTACCGAATGCTGATGTTTCTGCTGCAGTGTGAACCATTTTATTAGTGGTTCCTGCTGGACCTTGTGAAGACTTGTCTGCTGCAGGAAATGCTGCTGCTGGTGCTTCTGTATAAGATTCTGTACCCCAAGGTGAGGTTGGAGTAATCTTTGGATCTGTAAATCCTGTGGTGTTGATACCGTCTGTCATTTTATTTCTCCTATAGGTTGTTAATTTAGATGGGTCTAGAATGTCATCTATCCCTCTATTATAGCATTTAGTTGATTAAGATCTATACTTTTTA